CAAAAAGTGGTAAACCGTCAACTCAGGGTTCAAGTGCTACAGGCGAGAGGTATCTCCCAGAGGCGGCTATCAAGGCTCTCTCACCTTCTGAATACGCAGCGACAACAAGAGCAAAACGAGCAGGAAAGGCAGCAGGCAAGCAGTTCGTTAAACAACCAACAGGAATTGCTAAGAAAACAGCGAGGCATAGATAATGGCTAACAAGTGGATCCAAGAAGCGGTAAAGAAGCCGGGTGCCCTGAAGAAGTCTTTGGGGGTCAAGAAAGGTGAAAAGATCCCTGCTAGTAAACTTGCCGCAGCCGCTAAGAAGCCGGGTAAGATGGGACAACGGGCTCGTCTGGCTCAGACTCTAAAAGGACTTAAGAAGTGACCACTTCCGGCACCCAGTCGTTTAATTTAGACCTCAACAACCTCATTGAAGAAGCTTTTGAGCGTTGTGGGGCTGAGTTGCGCACGGGTTATGACATACGCACGGCACGTCGTTCTTTGAACCTTTTGACGATTGAGTGGGCAAACCGGGGTATCAACCTGTGGACAATTGAGCAGGGGTCGATTCCCCTAGTACAAGGCCAGATCACTTATAACCTTCCGGTGGACACCATTGACCTGCTGGATTCTGTAGTTCGTACCCAGACCGGCGTGGAGCAGACTGACATCAACATCAGTCGTATTAGTGTTTCTACCTATGCCACGATCCCAAACAAGAACGCTCAAGGTCGACCGATTCAGGTGTGGATTGACCGCCAGTCAGGTGCTACGGAGCCGACTACTGGGATTAACTATCCGACGATCAACGTCTGGCCCGCACCAGACCAAAGCAACTTCTATACATACGTTTATTGGCGCCTACGCCGCATTCAAGACGCCGGTAATGGCACGACAACTCAAGACATCCCCTTCCGCATGTTGCCCTGTTTGGTGGCTGGATTGGCCTATTACTTGGCTATGAAACTGCCAGATGCGCTCCCAAGGGTAGAGATGCTCAAGATGTCTTATGAAGAACAGTGGCTGTTGGCGTCTAACGAAGACCGTGAAAAGGCGTCTTTGCGGCTTGCCCCGCGTGAGATGTATTACTAATGCCGAATAACTTCGCTTCTGGCAAATGGGCCATATCGGAGTGTGACAGATGTGGTTTTCAGTACAAGTTAAAACAACTTAAAGAAATCGTTGTTAAGACTAAAAACGTCAATATTCTTGTTTGTCCGACGTGTTGGGAGCAGGATCAGCCGCAGTTGCAGTTGGGTATGTACCCGGTTGATGACCCGCAGGCTTTGAGAAACCCAAGGCCAGATACAACGTATATACAGGCTGGCTATACCGGCTTGCAAATTCAGTCTGGAAGTGGCCCGCTAGGTAGCGGGGATGCCTCTGGCGGTAGTAGAATCATTCAATGGGGCTGGGCTCCGGTTGGAGGCTCTAGGGCTAACGACGACGGACTTACCCCCAATAATTTAGCGCTGAGCATATCGCTTGGCACTGTGACTGTAGCGGTAACTTAAGGAGTTAGATATGAGCGCCCCAGACAAATGCAATTTTTTCCCAGCCGAGACGAAAGATCCAATTGGCAAATACAAGCAGCCTGAGACCTACACAGGTGACACGGGTAACAATGGCTATCCGAACAACATCGCCAACACCCAGACCGTCAAAGTCCGTGGGTGCGGTGCTGCAACAAAAGGTTGCGGCGCTTCTACAAAGATGGGGTAAGTTGTGAATTACGCTCAACTCGTTTCTGCGATCAAGGGCTATGCTGAGAACGAGTTTCCAGCAACGGCAGGCAGTTTTACGTCTACCGACCAAGTAGACACCTTTATTAAGCAGGCCGAGCAGCGGATTTACAACACGGTTCAGTTTCCCTCGATTCGCAAGAACGTTACCGGAACGACCACGGTAAACAACAAGTACCTGTCAAGTCCCGGTGATTTTCTGGCGGTCTACTCCATAGCGGTGATTGATCCGGTGACAGGCGAGTATGAGTACCTGCTCAATAAGGATGTGAACTTCATTCGTCAGGCATACCCCTCGCCAACTGATACGGGTAAACCCGAGTATTACGCTCTGTTTGGCCCCACGACGACCAACAACATTTCACCGGTCATTACGAACGAGTTGTCTTTTATTCTTGGCCCAACGCCCAATGCGGCTTACAGCGTAGAACTGCACTATTACTACTACCCTGAGTCCATCGTGACGGCGGGTACATCTTGGCTGGGTGATAACTTTGATTCCGTGTTGTTCTACGCCTCACTGCTAGAAGCAGCGGCATTTATGAAGTCTGATAACGACACCATTGCCAACTACGAGAAGCGGTACAACGAGGCACTAATGCTGGCGAAGCGGATGGGCGATGGTATGGAGCGCAGCGATGCCTACAGGTCTGGTCAGTTCCGTATGCCAAACCTCCCACAAAACAGCGGGGTTCGGTAAATGGCTTTTACGGGCAACTACACTACTGACACGTTTAAGACGGGGCTTCTGAACGGAGACTTCGACTTTGCTGTCGACACTATTAAGATCGCGCTTTATACAAACTCGGCTACGCTCAATGCTGATACAACGGCTTATACGACTACTGGCGAAGTGGTCGCTTCGGGTTATACGGCTGGTGGTAATACGCTTACGCCGACGGTAAGTTCTTCTGGTGGTACATCGTTTGTGACTTTTGCCAATACAACTTGGACATCTGCGCTGACAGCCAGAGGGGCTTTGATTTACAAGAACGGTGGCGGAGCAATCTGCGTTCTGGACTTCGGTTCGGACAAAACTTCGGTAACAACTTTTGAAGTGCAGTTTCCCCCCGCAACAAACACATCAGCAATTATTCGACTTTCGTAAAGGAGTTAAAAATGTTTAACGATAAAGCACAAGCCAACGACATTGTCGGGGCTCAGGTTAGCGCAGGCGGTGGGGTAGAAAACCGTGTTGGCGCTGGTGGCGTATTTACGTTCCAATGCTTCGATGCTCAGGGCAACCTGAAGTGGGAAGAGTCCACCCACAACCTCGTGGTCAATGTTGGCCTCAAGGACATGAACGACAAGTACTTTAGTGGCTCTGGCTACACGGCTGCTTGGTACCTCGGTCTGGTGACTGGCCCTGGCGCTGGTAACACTTATGCTGCTGCGGATACCATGGCTTCTCATGCTGGTTGGACTGAAGACACTGGGTACAGCCAATCGACTCGCCCAGCTTGTTCGTTTGGTGCGGCTACTACGGCTGACCCCTCCGTGATTACCAACTCTTCTTCGGTTGCGGTGTTCTCGATCAATGCTACGACAACTGTGGCAGGTGCATTCCTGACTTCAGATAACACCAAGAGTGGTACTTCTGGGGTTCTGTTTTCGGTCTCAAACTTCACTTCTCCCGGTGATCGCTCGGTTGTGTCTGGTGACACCCTGAATGTGACCTACACCTTTAGCCTCGACGCTGCTTAAGGAGCATAGAAATGGCAACGAAATTTACCAAAGGACAACAAGTTAAGTTGACTGCTGTTGTGCCGCAAGGCCCCGTTCAAGCGCTTCGTATGACTGAAGATGGCGTTTTTTACTACATGATTCAGTGGACAGACGCAGATGGCGTGACGCAACAGCGGTGGTTTGAAGAGTCGGAACTCACGGCGGTCTAAGTGTTTGGACTCACAGCTTATGCAGAAGCCCCATTCGCATCACTAGCCGGAGCAACATACGCTGTAACGGTTTCTGAGAGCGCTGGGGCTGCGGACACGTTGTCCGCTCTTGCTACTTTTGCGGCTTCGATTTCTGAAGGCGCAGAGGCGGCTGATTCTGTATTGGCTCGGGTTGTATTTGTAGCAAACGTCGCAGAGACGGCGACTGGCTCTGACTCTGTTGCAGGGTCGGTTGTTTATCAAGTTGCCGTCATTGAGTTGGCTACTGGGTCCGAGTCTGTTTCTGGGGCCATTGACTTTGGGGCAGCGGTTTCAGAGAGTGCGACTGGCTCTGACCAGATGGTTGGGGCAGTTGACTTTACAGGTGCGATTTCTGAGTCTGCCACCGGTAGTGAGTCGGTTCTGGCACGGGTCATTTTTGTATCCGCTATTAGCGAGACAGCCACGGGGTCAGACTCTAGCGTTGCTGGGGTAGTGTTTAGCGCCTTTGCCGCTGAACAGGCTGAAGGCACGGATCAGGCTTCCGCATCAATTCAAATCCCTGGGGCTGTTTCTGAGTCCGCCACGGGTTCACAGCAAGTTTCTGGAACGGTTGATTTTGGCGGGTTGATTAACGAGGGGGCTACGGTCTCTGAGTTGGTTGCTGCCCTTGCAGAGTTTGGTGGGACCATCAGTGAGCAGGCAGATGCTGCGGACACAATAGATTCGTCTTTTGCTTTTCCGGGGGGTATATCTGAGTCTGTTACCGCAAGTGATGCGCCTTCGGCTGGGGTTGTGTTAATCGTAGCGCTTGATGAAGCAGCGACTGGTAGTGACTTGTTTGCTGGAGCCCTTGACTTCGGAGCCGTCATTACTGAGGGAGTGTCTGGGGTGGATAGCATGTCCGCTCTACCATTTTTTGGTGGGCGGGTTGTTGAATTGGCTAGAGCAAGAGACACGGTGCTGGGCAAGCTGCTTTGGGATCTCATCAATGACAGCCAGAGCGTGACTTGGAGCACCATCAGTTCTCAGGGCGGTGGCACTTGGGTGGTGATTAACAACTCTGAAACGACTAATTGGGATGTCATAAAGACAACGAACTGATATGACAATTATTGTAAAAGACAGAGTTAAAGAGACGACCACAACCACGGGCACTGGGACGATTACGCTTGCCGGTGCGGTTTCTGGGTTTCAGGCGTTTTCTGTCATCGGTGATGGCAACGAGACGTTTTATACGATTGCTGGTGGCGGTGAATGGGAAGTAGGGATTGGTACATATACATCGTCTGGTACGACGCTTTCCCGAGACACGGTTCTAGATTCCAGCAATTCAGGCTCTCTGGTTGATTTTGCAGCTGGGACCAAAGACGTTTTTGTGACGTATCCAGCCGAACGGACGATTACCGGGGGTGGTGGCGGGGTTGGTGCGCTAGTTGTAAATGCGACCACAGTGACGGAGAATTACACTATTGCAACCGGCACGAACGCTCAGTCAGTTGGACCCATGACGGTGGATAGCGGAATCACAGTAACCATCAGTTCAGGCCAGCGTTGGCTGGTTGTATAAAGGATAAACAATGGCTAGCACGTACTCCAGCTTAAAGATAGAACTAATCGGTACCGGGGACCAGCAAGGTACTTGGGGTGTTACGACCAACACGAACCTGGGTACAGCGATTGAAGAGGCCATTGTCGGTCGGGCTACGGCTAACTTTGCGTCTGACGCCAACCTGACGCTTACGCTAACTGACACCCCTGCAACTCAGATCGCCAGGCACCTTGTACTCAACTGCACATCTTCAGGCAGTCTGACAGCCACACGGGACTTGATCGTCCCCGCCATCGAGAAGCCGTACATCATCCAGAACAACACGACCGGCGGTCAGAGCATCCGGGTGATTGTGGCGGGAACAGGGTTTACGGTACCGAACGGTAAGACGGCGTTTGTGTACAACGATGGCACGGACGTAAAGGCGGCGTTTGACTATTTAGACGCACCGACCCTTGGAGGAAACCCCATCTTCAGCAGCACGGGTGCAGTGACCATGCCGGTGGGAACACAGGCTCAACGGCCTACGCCTGCCAAGGGTATGTTCCGCTTCAACGACGACACCGATCAGTTTGAGGGTTATGACGGTAGTGCTTGGGGCGGTATCTCTGGTGCTCAGGCAGGTGGTGCGATACTCACAAACAAATCAACTGCATCAGCGTCGTACACCATCGCCACGGGCGAGAACGGTTTATCAGTAGGCCCCATCACGGTGGATACGGGTGTGACCATAACGGTATCTTCAGGCCAGCGTTGGCTGGTTCTTTAAGGAGTAGAAAATGGCTTTGACTTTAGACGGCACCACTGGAATTACGACATCTGGCTCATCTAGTTCGGGCGGGAGTGGCGTTTCAACCAACACAGCACTGGGTGGTGATGCATTAAAGGTCAACGAGGCTGGTGGCACAAACAATACTGCTATTGGCTATCAAGCCTTGGATGCGAATACGACCGGGGATAATAATGTCGGTGTTGGTTCTGCTGCCTTAGGGGCGAATACGACCGCTTCTAACAACATTGCGGTTGGTGCTTTTGCATTAGATGCAAATACAACGGGAACACGAAACAATGCTCTTGGCACTTATGCTTTGGGGAATGCAACGACCGCAAATGACAACACCGCAATGGGGTATGACGCTCTAGGGGCAACATCAACGGGCGCAAGTAATACGGCCTTTGGCTCTTATGCACTCACGGCAAACACCACCGCCAATAACAACACCGCTGTTGGTTATCAGGCTCTTTATAGTAATACTACTGGAACTGAAAACGTTGGGGTAGGCAATTTTGCTTTATATGCAAATACCACGGCTAGTTATAACACGTCTATTGGGTATGCAACGCTTCAATCAAATACAACAGGCGCATATAACACCGCACTTGGAAGGGCTGCATTAGCAGCCAACACCACCGCCTCTGACAATACCGCAGTAGGCTTTCAATCGTTGGATGCGTGTACGACTGGGGCCGGAAATACAGCAGTTGGAAAAAGTTCACTTGATAAACTTACAACTGGAACAAATAATGTTGCAATAGGCAAGGATGCAATGTTTGACTCAACAACAGGCAACAATAATGTTGCACTTGGCAATCAAGCATTAACAGACCTTACTACTGGAAGTGGAAACATTGCAATTGGAGTTAGGCCCGCTGCTGGGGGTCATGCTCCGGCTTTTAATGTGACAACTCAAGATAATCGTTTTGTTGCTGGTCACACTTCAATCACAAACGCTTATGTTCAAGTAGCATGGACAGTAACATCGGATGCAAGAGATAAAACAGATTTTGCTCCTGTTCCGCATGGCTTAGATTTTGTCAATCAATTAGAGCCTGTTGCGTTTAAGTTTAGGGTTTCACGGGATAGTGACGAAACTCATGGCAACAAACGCTATGGTTTCAAGGCTCAAGACATTCTTGCGCTTGAGGGTGATGATCCTGTCATTATTGACAACGAGGTTCCTGAAAAACTCAAGTATCAAGGCGAGTCTCTTGTACCCGTTCTGGTCAACGCTATTAAAGAACTCTCCGCACAAGTCACTGCTCTGCAAGCAGAAGTCAACGCATTGAAAGGACAATGATGGAACTCACTCAAGAAGAAATCGCCCAGCACTACTCTGCGGCTATGGATTCGGTCAACCTCATCAATGGCGATAAACCAGAAGGCATGGACGATGCCGAGTGGGCAGACTGCGTGTCCCGTAACAAAGAGCATCTGCGGATCATGCTGGCAAAAGACTTCTGGACGACCGAGAATTTAGAACC